TCGGCTTCTACCGCCCTGATGACCTTTACGTGACCCTTGTGGACCGGCTGCGCCCTCATGTTAAGGTTGGTCACGGCAGTGTGCTCTGCGGCTTCCTGTACTGGGTTCATCTCGATCTTGTCGATAGGTGACCCAGTCATGGCAACTCCGCCCTTGACGATCTCATCGTTGACCTTGGTGTTCTTAAGTCTCTTCTTCGAGACTCCGACCTTGTTCTCGTCGGCTGCAGTAGTGTTGCTCGTGGTATTATTGGTCTCTGCCATCTGAATCTCTTCTTTTATTTTTATTTATAAAGGCTTCATTACTGTGTCTGCACCAGATCGAGCGACTACGTGGTACTCAAAGTCGGCTAGGTAGTTGATAGGACCAGCATGCGCGTTCTCGCATATGATGACTGGCTTATGCTTCTTGATACTATTTATTAGACCCATGAGTGCAAAGTGCTCTCCGCCCTCGATGTCTAGATATATCAAGTCCAGCTTCTCGTACTCAAAGGTGTCTCCACGCATCATTATAGAGTCACCGCCGTACGTCCTCTCGAAGGCTACGCTTCCAGTCCCGCGGTTATTGTTTGCTGGGTGGTTGAACGTGCACCACTTGTTCTCGTTCCCGAGTGCAGCATTGAACTTGATGATCCTCTTAGACTCACAGTTCTGCGCTAGGCAGAAGAAGTTTACTGGGTCCGGCTCAAACGTCACTACTCTCTCAAAGATGTCAGACAGCAGTCTCGGGTACATACCCGCCCCTCCGCCTGCCTGTATGACGGTATGTCGTGACTTGCAATGGTCGAGTATGATGTCCCTTATAGCTCCCCACTCTTGACTCGGGCCTGCCCACAGACCTGAGTCTTCCCACGGCCATACCCAGTCCCCTACGCCGTCTATAGTACGCGCTTCTATCTTAGTCTCGAAACCTGGCTTCATGCTACTACTCCTCTAGACTTTGGTATCTTAGAGTCTGCAGATGATACGCACGACTTAGATATGCATACCGTAGGCTTATCAAACAGCTTGAAGCCAGTCTCTATGTTTCCGAGCGGCTTGTCCGAGCAGCTGTAGCTTCTCTTGATGTTGCCGTCTGGTTCTCTGATAACGATGCTCTGGTAACCGGAGTTACAGGACCAACCTTTGAACTGGTTGAAGTTGAAAGCATTGAATCTTTCAGCCTGATCCATATACCACTTTTTACCCGTGTTATCTTCAAGCTCGACATTGAACTGCTGAGGAACATTTGCGCCATCCTTTTCTAGGTCTAGTATAGGCTCTAAGTCTATCGGCCTGATTATCTTTGTCTTTGACTCCGTATACGCTCTCTGGGGCATGCCGTTATGGAGCTTAGACATCATCTCTTCTGTATATCCAGAGACTACGTAGGAAGCCTTTGGGTCTGACTGAGGCTTGAGCGTGACATTGATTCCACGGTCGTGAAAGTACAGCGCTTCTTCATAGAGCATGTCAAACCACTCTGGAACCATTACCATGTTGATAGTAACGCTTACGCCGTATGTCTGTAGAAACTCAAGCTTGTCTGCAAATAGAGACATCTTCTCCGGAGTGTTGATGTACTCACGGTGATAGCTAGCCGTGATCATTGCCTTGCTGAACTTTACAGATAAGTCCACATACTTCTGAAACCACTTCATGTTCTGAGACAGATTAGTAGTCATATGTATCGAAGTGTAGTTTGTATTTTGAACGTCGTCTGCTAGGTGCTGAAGTATGTCCAGATAGCCTGGATGAAAAGTAGGCTCTCCACCACTAAGGCTAAAGTGAAAGCTGTTGAATCCATTTTCCCTCGCTTGTCTCTTTATCTCGTCTACAGTTCTAAGGCATAGCTCTGTCGGTCTATGATCTTTCTGTTGACTGTGAGCATACGGCCAGCAGTATGAGCAGTTGTAGTTGCAGAATCTTCCTAGAATCCAGCTTACTGTAAACATGTCGCGATAGAGCATAGACATCTGGCCGATCTTTACTATTCGGTCAAACGGTATCTTAGAGAAGTCGTAGCTGCTTAGTTCAAGTTCATTCATGCCACATGTCACCCTGCATCGGGTCGATGCTTAACTCATTGATGTTTAAGTGTCTAGGTTGTTCTATAACCCACTTAATATATAAAGCGATCTCGTCTATAGGTATACACTTTCTAGTAGGGTGCTTTTCTTGATTATTTGACAGCGTACCGAAGCTTATGTAAGAAACCTTACAGGGGGGTGCAGAAGACCAAACGGACGATCTAGTTATATCGTTGCTCAGGTCCCTTAGTGCCCTCTTCTCAGAACCGTATAGCCATACTCTACCACCGGCAACCCTGTCTATAGTACTACCAATGTTTATTATGTGGGTCTCAGCGTTCCACTCCATGCACTTAGCGTACATTTCCTGCAGCATCAGCGTCTGGTTAAAGTTATGAAGCGCGGAGTTGTTTATAAACACGTCATGCTGGCACGCTTCCTGCGCTACCCTCTCGCGATCTTTCTTAGTCGTAAGATCGTATCCGCTGCTCTTACTAAAGAAAGTAGCTTCAGGGTATATCTTGTATATAGAAGCTGCGAGACCTTTCTTTGGATTACCAGTCAAACATAGTTTCATATCTTAATCCATTATCTATTAGTAGCTTCTTGTGAAATTCTCTATATGAGTCTATATCAGATAGTCTAAATTCAACGCCAAACATATCTTCTAGTTCGTGCACATATCTATAGCCGTTCTCAAATAGAAGTCTATCCATGTAGACTATAGTCTCATTATTCATGTACTCAGGAGATCGATTCCTATAGAAACTATATACAGACGTATTATTATAGTGATCGAGTGCTTTCTTCTTTAGTAAGAACTTATATATCTTCTCGTTGTCGCGATTGTCTATGTCAAGCGCTATGTTTATAGACCCGGGAAATATATCATGCAGTGGAAGAAAAAGCTGGTTTCCATACGTATGGTGAGTGTTAAAGACTGCGAGAGTCTCTCTGAGATGATTCATCTGGCCACGAAGATCGTCTACTATGTTTCTCTTGAATTGAGTCTCTTCATTGTCAAATACTATCTCAAAGTACTTTATCTGCCTTCTTGCAAACAGCGTATTTTCATTAAAAAAGTGAGCCCTGTAAAGCTCACTTCTCCAGAGTCCAACTATTATGTCTAGATTCTTTACGCCATGAGAAGAGGTAATACCCGGAGTAGTATACGTGGTAGTCAGACCCTCGGATATGACCATATCATTTCTCATTATAAGATTAGCTAGAAAGTCACCACCATAGGAGTGTGGATAGTTTATAGTAATGAGCTTATCGAACATTACTCCGGCTTCTTGAACCTCGTGTTATTCAAGATAGCGTTTGATACTTTCTTGGGTACTAGCTTCGCGATAGGACGATTATTCCTCTGTAGAACTATTCCCTCACCCGGCGACTTCTTACCGTCGATGCTGGTGTGCATGTCTGGATGCTCTACACCCCTGAGTACGTGCTCAGTAGCCTGCTCAAGGTGGTGATGGATATCGAGCGACCTCTGGAAGTGATGGGCGTGCTTGTCGACGTGCGCAATGAGGGCAGCGTGCTCGGCTACTTTTCTCTCTTTTGCAGCAGGAGTCTTTACCTTGCTAGCAGCTTTGGCACCCTCGCTCTCTAGGTGCTTCTTGTATCCCTCGACAGACGGCGTCTCACCCTTGCGAGTGGTACGGTTAATGTAGGTAGCGAAGTGAACTTGATGCTCTGGAGTCAGGTGATGGGACGTATGACCGGCCAGCAGAGCCTTGGCCGCGTTTAGGTGGTGTTCAGTAGCAGCCCTGTCTTTCTCAGAGTAGGTGCTCGGATCTGGATGGTACTCGTGCTCAGGAGTAAAGATCTTAGAAGACTTCTTGGTAGCACCCTTTGAGAGCGCCTGAGCCTTTCCACCCTTGTACTCAGTATGGAGTGCAACTCCGAGAGGAGCCCTAGTCCTAGCCTTGTACGTGATCCTGTTAGGGGTCATCGAGGTGTTCTCACCGCTCTTCTTAGTCTCATCTGAAGGTGTATACAGCATGTCGCCCTGTACGTGGTGACCCCTGTTGACTACCTCGTGTCCGTGCGCAAGTACGTGCTTGAGTGCGGCCGCGTAGCCCGGTGCGTGCCCGAAGTGCTTGTCGACTTCTTCTGGAGTACGAGCGACTACACCCCTAGCAAACCTGTGCTTATCAGACACCGCCACGCCGTGCTCGTCGTGGATGATGTGAATGGAAGCTCCGCCGTCGGTCTTCAGCGAGGCCTTGATCGGACTGGACTTACCCATCCTAGAATTATGGAACTGACGGATCAAGTCGTGTCCTAGGTTGGCGTGCTCCGGAGACTCGTGAGCTATAGCTTTAGCGTGAGTAAGGTGACCGAGCTGCTCAGTATCGATCGAAGTTCCTACAGCTTTAGTCTTGGCTTCTGTGATGAATGATGCGAATGTTAACATGTTAATTCTTTGTCTCGTAGTCCATCTTTACATTGCCTGGACGATTTTCGTCGCTTTTTTTCTTGTTTTTCTTGCCTTTTGGAAGTGCAATTCTAGGTATTCCTACCTTGATCGGCTGATTGTTAGTCTCAGTATCGTGGATGTGCGGTGCCTGACCAGCAATAGTAGTTACTAGGTGAGTAGCAGTACCAGTCTCACCGTGGCCAAACTTACCGTGACCAGTGGCAGCCTCGTGCGCTACGTGCTGTAGTAGACCCGGGTGCTTCTCATGTATATCATTCATGTGCTGCTGAGCTTCGTCTCTCAGCCTATGCAATTCATTCCTGTCATTAGTATACTGCATGGCATTTAGATTTGACTGGATCTTTTCTACGTGACCCATCACTTCTCTATGATGCTGAGCAGTAAATCCCCTGTTAGCTTTTGCGTGCTGAGCAAGTGCGTGGGAATACGTAGCACGAAATTCATTTGGCTCTGCCGACATCAGCTGCGAATCACCCTTCTTAAGCGAAATTGATATTCTCTCTTTGGGGTTTTTCGGGTGAGACAGCACTATGTCTGCCTTAGATGTCTTATTTGTTGCACCAGAACTCTTCCACGTATCAGAAAGTTTTCCTGTTTCTCTACCAGCCACATGAGCCTGATACTTCTGAGCTACTGCCTTTTTGAAAGAAGGATGATTGGCCATGCCGTGCACTGCATGAGCAGCGTGACGTAGCTCATTGTAGTATGCAGCTTCATGTTCTGGCTTCTTTCCGCCAGTAAATCCGTCCTGGGCGTTTGCAAAGTTTAGTGGATGATTCTTGTCTTTCTTTGCAGCCTCTATCTCTCTGTGAAGGTGCTCTGGACTGGATAGTAGTCTAGAAGCTTCTGGGTGTTTTACTGCATGGTTCCACAGTGATGACAGTGCATATTCGTCACTGTATCCAGACTTAGTAGCTTCTTGTAGGGATTGGTAGTCGCTGAAGGTTAGCATATCTGATCTCCGCTTTTCTTTTATTTATTAAATATGCTCTGCATCTCTGGGAATGTTTCGTAGAAGCTGTTGCCTCGAGTCTTGTCGCAGAGCTCTAGGAACTCTTTCATCTCAGGAAGTCGTACAGACCAGTCTTCAGACTCCATGAACTGCACCATTCCCATGAGCCTGTCGATCCCGTACTCAGCCCTGCGCCAGTTGTCGTAGCTGACCTTACCGCCGGCCATCTTCTCCCAGTTCTCTTCTAGCCAAGGGATAAACTCCTCGTACTTCTTTCTGACCTCGGCCTTGAACCACTTGGGTAGCACTTTTACGTTGAGGTGCGCCGGATAGTAGACAAAGTGGAAGCTGACCATTCCGCCGCCGTGTGGCCATACATTGATCTTCTTGAAGTTCTGCTCAACCTTCCACTTGATAAAGTCAGGTATGTAGAAAATGTTGAGCGCCTGCACTGCACATGCGATCGTCACCTCGACATTGTCTGTCGTCTGGGTATCTAGTATGCGCATGACTTCGGCTGTGCGTTGCCACTTAGACGGGTATCTAATGTATTCGTTGCGCTCAAAGACATCGTCTACCGAATAGTGAAAGCGTACGAACTTAAAATGAGACCAGAGCTCAAACAGGTCTTCTCTCCACTCAACGCCGTTTGAGTTGTAGCGCAGCTCTAGGTTCTTAGCATACCCAAGCTCTATACACTTCTCTAATATGTCGTAGTGCTCTTCGATAATGAGGCTCTCGCCACCGGCAAAGTATATCTGCTGCATGTTGGGTATCTGGTCATAGAACTGCTCCCAGAACTTTGGGTTGTTCTTGTGCCAGTTATACGAAGAACCATTATTGCTTCCTTTGTTATCCCACTTAGAATTCTCTCTTAGATTGGCGTTCTTGATCTGAGGGAATATCTCTTTCCATTCTTTTAACCAACCGGAGCTATCGTGAGGGCTGCACATTACGCATGCCAGCTGACACTTAGTTCCAAAGCGAAGGTCGATGTATGGAAGATATGGAGGAACTGTACCATCCCATTCAGTGTTTTCTATGAGCTTATCTACGTCTACTCTCTGAGACCAATATGCGGTCTCCCACATTCTCTTGCTCTTATGTCCAGCTGCTTCTTCTTTGAAGCACTTTATGCAGCTTAGAGGTTTCTCTCCGTCAAGCATCTGAGTGCGAACGTTCTTCATGTACTTCGAGTTCCAACTCGAGAGTAGGTCAGAAACGTTTAGGTTATTAGGCTTGCCATCGTCCGTCTTTAATATGCCAACCTGACCACCCTTGCTGCTGTCTTGAGTTGGGCCTACACCAGATGCATTAGCAGTACAGCAAACGCGCATGGATCCATCTGGGCGAGTGCTCAGATGGATCCATGGCAGTATGCACCAAGTATCTGATGGTGGGTTGTTCACTTAGAACTTTACAGTGAACGAGCCAGTTACAGAGTCACCGGTAGTGACGTACGCAGAGTCGAAGCTCCGAGCGATCTTTGCAGATACGCTGTACGCAGGGGTGATGTCGTACGTAATGCCGGTTGAGAGCTGGTGGCTCTGGTAGCTGTACGTAGAAGCGTCGATCGCGTTGCGGAAGCGGTACCCAACGGCGTTGATCGTTAGGCCGTTGCCTACTGCGTAGTCAGCGTTACCGTACGCTGCGTAGTATGGGAAGTTACCCGAGTCTACGAAGCGCTCACCGACGCCGACTTTACCAGAAAGCGTAATGCCGTAGACTGCTGGAAGTGCGTATCCAGCCTGTACTTCAAGGTTCTGCTTGAGGTTTGCGCCGGAAACCTGAGTCGTAGCGGCTAGACCGCCGACCGAGAATCCTGCACCGAGGCTGTGCTTGTAAGATACCTGATACGCGTCGTCTACCTTTGCGCCGAAGTTGGTGCCGAGGTCTTGACCGTACTGCACTGAAAGACTGTCGGCTGAAGCAGGAGCAGCAGGTGCTGCAGCTACTGGAGCTGGAGTCGGCAGTGGAGCCTTCTTCTTGTTTGGCAAGTCAGTTGCGAAAGCGCTGGTAGCAAGCAGTGCTGCAGCCGCAGTCGTGATAAGTAGCTTATTCATTTTCTTCTCCTAGTTATAGATGACTAGCCTTCCACCACGAGGTTCTCGTGAGTGAGCTTATTCTTTTGTGCCCACTGGACGACTAGTCCGATTGCACGCCCATGGGCTTCTATCTCCCACGGCGTATCCCAATAGTCAACCTTCGACGTATCAAAGCGCTGACCGTTAAACTTGTACACTTTCCGCTCACGCTGAAGCTCAAAGATCTCACCCTTAGCCCACTGCTTCACGTGAACGAGCTCATGCGCTAAGCTATTTAACAAGAGGTTAAGGCGCTGGTCTGGATCGATCTGGATCGTAAACTCTTTAGGACGGTAGTGATTGTCCTCCCAGATGCAGTTTGCATGCTGGTCCGTATTCTTAAAGAGATCTTTCTCGAAGTAGACGTCTATCTTCAGCTTGTCACGCTTTGGCTTTGTGAAGAACTTCTCAAGCACGAACTCGCCTAGGCTCTTCATGCGCTTGAGGTCCATCCTGTTCCAGACATGCTTAGTGCCGTGATAGTGTATCATGCTCGATATACCTTATTTGTCTCAAACACCGTGATCTTATGGTAGACTCCGCGGTCCTTCATGGACTCACTCAGTCGCGACTCCGTGATCTTACGGGCATCAAAGGCAGCGTCTTCGCTATCAAAGACTGCCACGACATGAGACTCGCGATAGGTAGGATCTACCTCAATGATGACGTATGACTGCATCATGCTACTTCCCTTCCAACTGGACGACCTGCGTATTTTTCCATAGTATCATAGTACCAATCTTCGTTCTTATCGCGGAGAATTGCAAGAGGAGCTTTACCTTGGTCCAGAGCCATAAAGTAGCTTTCGACCGTGTGGTTAGCGATCAGCTCTTTCATGAATACAGCTTTAGTGAAAGCGCCTTTGTACTTAAAGCGAGCAACGAACTTCTTACGCTTACCATTTTCTTCGCTACCATACATGAGATAGCCACCATGATACGAGAAGAGCTTCTTGTCGAAGCGGGTCGTGGGGATCAATTCCATGTTCGTTCCTTTCCATTCCTTATATTATTAATATAAGCTAGATCGGAATAAAAGTACACAGTTTTTTTGAAAAAATAAGAACTTTTTTTTCTCAATCTTTTCAAGGACTTATCAGGTCTAGGTCTTTCAGGGATGGGAACTGGTCCATCAGGAGGTACCAGCAGTCGGTGGCTACCATCCGGTGCTCTTTCTGTGTCCCAGCGGTCATCCGAAGCTGACAGTAGTGGATCCAAGAGCGGAGGGATCCAGCCATGTACATTCTGGAGACTGTAAGGCCTTCTGGAAGAACTGCACGCGCTTGTTCTTTTGCAATACCGTTTCTAATAGCCCAATCATATTCTTTTTGTGCATATTCTATTACTATCTTTTGACGCTCATTCCACATGTGTTTGAGCTCTGGATCGTCTTCAACTTCAATTGAGTTTTGTCTGTTCTTTGTATCTTGGAGACGGGCTTCACGAGTGACGAATCCAAGGTCCTTCGTAGGGTCTGCGTACCTCTGAGAGAACTCTTGGAACGAGAAGCTACGGTGGCGTAGGATCTGACGAGCGATGTCTCGAGTCGTATTGATCTCCATCGTCACATGGACCATCTCGAACGGTGACCAGTGCTTGTTCTTGATCAGGTACTTGAGCAGCTTAGAAGCCGTCTCTGAGTTGTTCTGGTTAGACGGGTTGGATACCCGCGCCACGTAAGCGATGAACTCGTCGATTGTCATCGACTCATCGGTTGGCTTGCTGACTGCTATGACTCTCGCTGCGCTCATGATAATTCCTTGAAAAGATGGTGCGCACGGTGGGACTCGAACCCACAACCTCCGAATTTTAAGTCCGGTGACTCTACCGATTGGCCCACGTGCTCATAGTGGCGATCCCAGGTCGACTCGAACGACCAACCTGCTGCTTAGAAGGCAGCTGCTCTGTCCAGTTGAGCTATGGGACCATATTGATATATATTATAACCAGTCGCGAAAAATGTTAACATGTTTATAGATGAACTAACTATAGTCAGTGCCTACTACTGTTTTTCACAGGATGAAGACACTTTCTTCTCAAAGCGAGTAAACGACTTTCTATTATTAAGAGATAAGTTCAAGCGACTTGAGATGATCGTGGTAGATGACGGCTCACCTTTTCCACTAGAGAATCCAAACATAGAAGGCGTAAGGATCTTTAGGGTAAAAGAAGACCTAGGATTCAACTCACATGGATGCCGTAATCTAGGCATGAGTCAGATCAATACGGAATGGGGTCTACTAGTAGACCTTGATATTGACCTGATGTCACTCTATCCAGAGATAACTCAGATGGACTCTTCTAGAGACATCGTGCACCACTTTGCGCACAACGCTTTTTCTATACACATAGAAGCATTTAACAGCTGCCGTGGTTATGACGAAGAGTTTGTCAACATGCACGACGGTGACAGGGTATTCATGGAGTACCTAAAGAAGAACTTTACATACAAGAGATCTAATGCGTCTACCGTCTTTATGAGAAACAAGAGAATGGTAGTTGCTATCGATATAGAAAAGACAAACTACGACGATCTTGAATACATATTTGAGCCGATAGAAAGAAGAAAGAGCTATAAGTTTTATGAGAGACTGGCCAAAGATAGATATGAAAAGAAAGACTTCTCTCAAAAGAAGACTATATGCTTTAAATGGGAAGAGGTGTTCTAGTAAATACTAACATCTAGATGTTCACGAAAGAACCTCTTTAGTTCTTTCTCAAAGAACTCAGGGGGCATAGTCTGATACGTCGTATACAATTCTCCTATAGTTGATTTAGGAGTGCTGACGTCTTCATCTTTACTATATACGATAAATCCACGATCTTCAAGTTCATTGATCAACTCATCGTCATCGCAGTCGCCTAGTTCTAGATCATCTACCCAGACTTCTTGATACGGCATTACTTATATCTCCTGTCGATCTCGCGTATCCTCTTTCTCAGGTACGCTACCACTACCTTGTCGACGAAGCCGTCCGGTGAGTGCAGGACGTTGTTTAGCTCGTCGGTGAACGCAGCTTTCTTGAGGGCATCTACTGAGTAGTTGTTAGTCCCAGAGTGCCTCGTAGTACTTACCAAAGAGTCTGAATCCATTAGACTTTCTAGCATTCCATTTCTCCCAACCCTCATGATCGAAGACGTGCGTATCGTTTGGTCCGCGCTTCATCTCAAACGCCTGCTTCTCTTCATCAGTCTCTTCTGGGTTCACTTTGACCCACTTGATGTCGTGCTCACCAGAATGGAACTGGTCCTCAGCTTTGTCGTCAAGCTTCTGCGCAAACGCCCAGATCATCTCATCCAGTACCCACTTCCAGCGATCGTGATGAAGGGCATCTGTATCGTAGTCGTTTTCTTTAGGAGGTGCCGACGTTGAGCGGAACTCTTCAGGGACGTCCTCGTCGTCTACCCATGGAGAACCGTGCTTGTCTTCCTTGAGCTGCAGCAGGGCCGGATGGATAATGTAGGCGAGAGTATGGTCGAGAGACCACGTATCAAAGGGCTCGATCTTGACGGAGACCTTGCGCTCTCCGTTTATCTTCTTTGGGTACTTGCCGATGTTTACCTTCATTTGTAGAGCCTCGCTAGCGTGTGTCCGACTTTCTCTGCCTTCGAGAAGTGCCTGACTGCCCATGCATACCACTTCTCACGACCGTAGTAGTCATGGATGAAGATGACTGGGTCTTCTTTCGTTGAGAGGAACTTCATGAGGAATGCGGTAGCGCCGCGGGCAATACCGTCTACTAAGAAGATGTCGGCATCTAGGATCTTCTTGTTAGGAACCATGTAGTCGTCTAGACCGTGCGGGTGCTCTTCCGTAATCGTAGCGTAGCCGTGCTCGAAGCCGTAGAGTTCTGGCTTGAAGAGGAACGTGAACCGCTTGTTGATGTCCGGCCGAGTATTGATGTACTCAGACACCTTCATCTGCCAAGAAGGGTTGTGCTCGATCGACGTGAGTGTCTGATCGCCAGTCATGGTTTCTAGCCACTTGACCGTTGATCCGCCGCAGCCCCACTCTACCATCTTGCCGTCCGACGGCATGTTCTTGATGCAGCCGGTGATGTACTCGACCTCGTCCGGCTGCATCTGTATCTCTGTCATTGGACCATAGTTTACTGGAATGCTCATCATTATCACTTTCTTTTTTGGTTGCGCAGCTAGGAGTTGCACCTAGAATTTTAGGGTATGAGCCTAATGTGATACTGTTTCACTACCGCGCGTCAATCTTTAGGCATCACGGGAGATAAAGTGCTGCCTGATCTTCTGTGGCTTAAAGTACTCATTGACCAAATCAATCACCGTATTTACATCATAAGGCTTGCAGCTGAAAATGTCAATATAAAAGTTGCCGTCGTTCTCACAGAAGTGTCCAGTGATGTTCGACGTCTCGATCATCTGGCAGAAGCTGATACCAGCCTTGTCTGCTGCGTGAGTAGCGAAGCGCTCGATCCATGGCTCGCCAAACGCGACCATGTCGATGTCGTATACGAGAGTCGTGATGAATTCTTTGACGTTCTGCTTCGATGAGATTAGGTCTTTGTCTCCGGCAGTGCAGTCGAGAAGTAGGTGGTAGCCCCATGTGCTAGTTGACATATCGTTGTTTCCTTTTAAAGATAGGGTGTAATTTATTTGTTACAGACTGTCTTCTTGTCGGCCGCTACCTTACCGGTATCCACCTTAGGGAATTCATTCTTATTAGTCTTAGAGTCGGGTGTAGGAAAAGTGATGCCGGAAGCCTTCTCAACGTCGGCTACCGTAACTTGATATTTAATGTAGTCTGCATCGATGTTTACGATGTTCGGCATAATAAACGCGTATGACTGTCGAGTATTGTTATCGACTAAGATCTTATACAGTGAGTCCGGAACGACTACCTTGTTCTTTCCGATGGTCTTAGAAGATGCGGTATAGATGTTGCCGGCATAGATAGTTACTATATGGTTGAGGTCGTGGGATACGGCGCGCTCTTGAGTCTCGAGCATCTTCCATGTTCCTCGATTTACTGTAGGTAGCTGCGGTGACATGTTCGACATGATGAAGGACTCTCGAGCTACTGCTGGGTCCCACGACATGTCGGCGTTGTTTGCTAGGTGTCCTTGATCATAGCCAGAACCAGCGTAGTCCTGAGGAGTAGAGCGCTGGTCTTCAGGAAGAGACTGGTCAGCGGCAAAGGCGTCGTCGCGCTCTACACATCCTATGGAGTGCTTAGGAGTGAGCGTCCATGCTACCCAGCGAGGGATCTTTGCGGCTGGATCGTGCATGAGAATGTAGGCTCTCCTGCAGATGACCGGGTTCTTGGCCACCATGGTAGGCATACCATAAGGCAGCTGATCAGCACATGCAGCTTGCATTCTAGGTGGCGCTTGTTCTGCGGCAATTGAAATTGCAGGAAATAACGCTGCAATTAGCACGAACAGTAACTTCATCATTTTTTTTATTCTCCATGATGAAAGAGGGGAGTACTGCTCCCCTCTTCACGATTAATTCATTAACTTGAGAACACGCTTACAATAAGCAGTAGGTCTCTTAGGTTTAGCAGTGCTTCCACTGCTGTATATGGCTAAAGCGTAGCATACGTCGTTTTCGGCGATGTCTAGCGCTTCTCTCAGGTACAACATACTGTAGGTGAGGTTGATTTCAGGGTCACTCAACCCATCACACTTACCGTTGTAACCCATCTTCTTTGCAGTACTGCAGAGAATCTGACCAAGCCCATATTCTCCCCTCTGGCCTCTCACCTTTGGATTGTTTGTAGACTCAATATGTACAATTGCTTCTGCTAGCTTGTATGGAACGCTGTATCTTTCGGAGTATGTCTTTACTAGATTTTCGATGTCTGCGGCGTATGTGTTTGATGCAGAAACAAACATACTAAACCCTATAGCTAGGGTCAATAGTAGTTTCTTCATTTCTTCTCCTTAGTGTTGACGACGGGACTACTTAGTCCGGCCGCTTCTCGCATCGAAGAAAAGATGCGGTAACTTTATTTATAACCACTTTTCTACCTTGATGTCATCTGCGCATGGACATTCTTTCATCCTGCAGACGGTAGGTTTTAGATCGAATATATCAGTATCAAATACTATATTTCCAATCTTTGGGTCGTTGGAACATGAAGCCCTATATATGTCTCCATTTGCTCTTATATAGAAACGAGTAACTCCGGCATTGCAGGTCCAGCCTTTAAACTTATAGTCTTCGTTGTACATGATGCTAATCATATCTAGCTTTTGTTCATCTAGATAGATCTCAGTTACTTTTTTTGTGGGAGGGTGCTTGGCATTATTATATGAGAACTCATGAAATTCTTCTATTGGTAACTTTGACTTATTGCTTATTACTCGATCTTTAACGGAGTTGCCTGCTCTGGAATCGATTACTTTTAGCTTGCATGTCAGATGCAAGCTATTGTCTTTTATAAAAGACAGCAGTTCTTTGTTCCTATCATGTATATCGGCATCTCCTAGTAGAAAAACGTGAACGCTTATTTCACCCGTTGCTATAGTGCTTAGTACTCGTTTAAAGTGTTCTATATCGGCTTCTGGATGAAATGATAGAGTTACGTGATTTAGCTTCTCGTAGTTTCTCTTCCACCACTCGACTGTTCGACTCCCATTTGATGACAGTTCAATCTCTAGGTTGTCTGGCTTTGCGTCTATAAAATCTTGAAGCTTTGGCCAGAGAGAAGGCTCTCCACCCTGTATATCAAGGACTACGTGCTCTTTATTCTCACACATGGCCTTAAAGAAGTCGATCGACGCCTGTAAGTCTGGCCAACGATATCTACCATTATGAAAGTAGTCATCGCAGTACCAGCATGAGTAGTTACACACGGTGGTGAGTTCCCATGTGACTAGCGTAGTTTTAGGTCTGTTGACTCTAAGGCGTCTCAGAGTTAACTCTCCAATTTTTGGCGATCACGGAGTGACTCGAACACCCGACTTACGGTTTAGGAAACCGCCGCTCTATCCTGCTGAGCTACGTGACCTTGTTTAGAGTAGAACTTATTGTAGAAGTAGATCTTTGCCATGTCAGCAGACAGGTACCAAAAGCGGTTCTTCTCATCCTTATTTAAGGAGTCGAACCACTTCCAGAATGCGCTGTTGAAAGCTGGATCTTTATCCATAAGTAAAGTAGTCATCGTAGTACCGATGAATGTAGATATCGAAGTGCTGAGAGTGCTCATGGAGAACTGAGTAGCAGCTTCGGCCGCGGTATAGCTCACTGAAAGGATTGTTCTTTCCGAGGCGTCCCTTGATAGAGACTCTCCAGCGGTACTGTGGATTTGAGTTTTCAGCATTCAGTTGCCGGACTTGATTCCGAACTTGTTGTACTAGAGAGTCATCTTTAGAGAAGACTGTACCTTTATATGCTGGAGTCCGTTGTTTCATGTGATGTATCCTTTCCATTCCTTATATTCTTAATATAAGCTAAAATAGAATAAAAGTACACAGTTTTTTTCAAAAAATAAGCCATTGAAAAGATTAGGCTTTTTGTTGGAGCGGGCAAAGGGATTTGAACCCTCGACATTCAGTTTGGAAGACTGACGCTCTACCCCTGAGCTATACCCGCGAATTATTTTTCTATTTTATGTCCATCGATTATAGGCTTGCGGGCAATCTTTGATATCTCAAGTAAATGCCCAGAACCTATTGTATATAGTCCGTTGGGTGATTGAGTTACAACCCATTTATCTCGAAAGTCGTTTGCCTTTTTAGCAACCTTGCCAGCAGGGTTTGGATAACTATCCCAATTAGAAGGCCACATTTCACTATCACCTAGTTTAAGAAATGCCACAGCATTTTCACTAGTCGCCATTGTTTTTTTTGCTATATCTAAAAAATCTATTTTTTTACTAGGGTTACTAATACTTTTTAAAAACTTATCAACAGTTGTTCGTGTTGGTGGGATTCTTTTCATAGAAGATATTTTATAACCAGCTTTAACCATAGCTTCATATAAGGTTAATCTGGGGTTTGTAATATAACTACTAATCGATTCTGGTGGTTTGTTTGAAAACAAAGCGTATAAAAACTCTGGTGGGTGTGTTGATAAAGATTTAACAGCCATATCATCAAAACCATTTTTGTATTTGCCAAATAAAGGTTCTATAATTTTTTGATCTGGTCCACCAGCAGGACCTTCATAGTACATACCAAGCTTTACTATAGGCAACAACCTATCAATCAAATCTTCTGATAATAAAGGCAATGTGCCATGATCCATACCAACAAATGCTTTGTTATCTGATATAAAAATAACACCTTGAGGTGCAAATTTAAATTTACCAGAAAGATTGTTATTTTTTAAATATTTGGTTAAGCCAGTACTAAGTGCCATAACATTTTCCTTTAAAAATTATCGGTTGAAAGATAAAAACTCATTGAATAAGGTGCGCGTCGTCTACTAGCCACTTGATGAGTAGCACCAACCATAGGATCTTCACTAGGTTGTCTATAACGAACGTGTACCTTTTATATAGCTTTCTAAACATTACCCGATAGCCGCCCTCTTTCTAAGGTCAGTCGTAGAGAATCGATGCTTTCTGCTGTTGTAGAAGATCGATATGTTTTTGTCCATGCAGAACTGCTTGCCCGTAAAGTCGCGACCCGTGTACTCCTCACCGACGAATCGGATGTTGATAGGGAGGGCCGCGAGCAGGTCCAGAAGGTCCTGCTCAGTCGTGTAGGGGATCACCTCGTCTACCGGAGCGCATGCCCGCACTTGGATGAACCGCTCTACTATAGACTGAGCAGGCTTGTTCTTGGTGTCTGGCCGGTCGATAGTAGGATCAGTCTG